GTAGGATGCTTGAGGGCGTCGGCCGACAAACGAATCACCGATCCTTCCATCGAGCTGGTCCACACCGTTCCTGTCCCACTAATCGAAGCAGTTGCGCCACCGGAAGCATCCACGGTCGCTGTCCCAGTCTCATAGCGCTCCAGGGAGAAGGGGCGATGGCGCCGCTTGTAAACGAAGTCAATAGTCTTGGCCGAATCCGGGTAGGGGAAAATGCGCAGACACATGCGCCCCGGCACGTCGGGGCTGCCCATCACCGTGTAGAATCGAGGCGTGTTGGAAAAACTGGTGATAAATCGATGGACGCGCAACCACTCCGAAGGATGAACGTACTCCATGCCATACCAGGAGATTTCGCTTAGCCCCTCGTGCATGGAAACAAAGTCTTCCGGCAGCAGATAAGTGTCCTGGTAAAGTGTGTAGCTGGTCCCAGAAGAAATATCACTGACCGGGGTGAGTGTTGGATCAAGTGTCACTACACTGTTGCTAATGCGCCGATCCACTAGGTACACCACGTCACCAATGCGAATGTAAGCATTGGCTGCCCAGGTTGGCCAAGTTCCGGTGGTAAGCGTCAGCATTCTCTCGTAGGCGCCGCCAGTGTAATCAAAGGCAATGGTGCCTGTGGAGTAAGGGGCATTGGTGGAGACCCTGCCGTGCATATAGAAGTACGACCAGTTGTGCGAATTCACCAACTCATCCGCTGCTTCCCGGATGGCTCGGCGCACAACACGAGGAACTTGCTGTTCTACGTCAGCGCCTAGAAAATCGCGCAAATGCTCCACCATGTCCCACACCGTCAGGCGATTGGTGTGCGACGAGGTCGTCCCGAACGCTGCCGGCGGAGTAATGGGAGTCAGATTGATTGTTTGGCTCGTTGCCATTACGACACCGTGATAGTGGTAGGATTGGTGCCGGAATAACCTTCTTCCTGCACCCAGGCGTAGTAAGTACCAGCGTCCAGGTAGAAGACCACCTGGCCGGCTGCATTGGTGAAGCCAGCAGCAACCACATTCGACCCTGCCGAGTCAGTGCTGACCCAGACATTGGCGCCGCTGATGGGAAGCGAAGTCACTGAATTGTTCACAGTAAAAGTGAACGCAATGCTTCCTGCACCCGCTGGCGCTTGCTCCAAGGCAATCCTCATGCTTTCGCCAATGACTCCAGTGAATGTCACGCTTACTACGACTTGCGCAACCCCAGACGCTACTGCGGCGTCTGGCAAATCCAAACGATACAATCCTGGGCACTTTGTAGAATCGATCTCAACAAAGCCACCGTCAGAGTGTGCCGCCGAAGCGGATGCCAGGGTTGCAGGAGTTATGCTGGCGGCGGCCGCTCTGTTTCTCGTGTAGGAAATCTGGGCGCCAGCCGAGTTGTAGGCTAAGCCAGTGCGAGGCAATCCTGTGGAAGAATCGCGCAGGCGGAAATACACCGTTTGATCAACAGCGCCAGGATTTATGCGCATAGCTAAAAACCGCCTTCATACATGCCGCCAGAAATCATTAGGCCTTCCATGAGGGGAAGAGTGGTGCTAGAACCACCTCCGCCCATGCCAACCCCTGGAACAAGCAGCATCAACATTAGCCAACCCCCAGCAGTGCCAGCCGCCGCTTTACTCCGCCACTAGTAAATGGATACGCCAGTCCTGCGCCGCCCCCATAAAGCTCCGCCCGCTCCGACGAGGACAGCACGCGCTTCCAGAAGCCAACTTCGTCAATGCGACCATTGTGATAGTAGCCTGCGCCGCCGTCGTTGTTGCGCCCAATCTCGAATGCCTGGCTACCATCACGAACGCCAGTTGAGTGACTCGTCGTGTCGGCGGTGCCAGCGTTGACAGCGATCCCGATCTCGTTGTTGGCGGCGTCGTGCCAGCAGTGGACCAAATACCAAGTCGCCGTAGAGGGAGAGCCGAACGTATTCGCCACTACCGAGGCAGTGCCCGATATGCCATTGTCGCTAATGACAAACAGAAACCTGTCACTGGCGATGTCATAGATCAGGATGTATTCCAGGTTTGGCGAATTCCATTTGCCAATTCCCACATATTGACTTCCCGACTTGTCCGCGAGGTAGACCCACGCTTGCACGGTGAAATCAATGTCGCCAGTGGAGAGATCAGCATTATCAGCCCTGCTAAAATACTCGCTCGACGCCGATGCAAAGGAGCGCGCATTGCTGATGATCCCTGCCGCACTGGTGACCGTGTTGTTGTCGGTCAGGTCATTGCTGCCGTGAGAGTCAAGCGCATTGCCGCTCGACTCATCCATCTTCCAGTAGGAAATTAGATTGTCAGTCAGCGCCATTACTAGCCCACACGGGAGATCAAGTTGTTCACCGCTGCCACATTGAGCGCCGTACTGACGTTGGTTAGCATAGTGGCCACGCCTGCACCAACCCCAGCTTGCAGGCCGAATTGCTGCTCGAAAAGAGCGTGATTCACCCCGTCAATTTGGGTGGCAGCAATTGCCATGATCTCATCGGATTGCTCACGCGCTTCGCGCAACACTTCCACAAATCGGCGCAGCTTTGCGCCGTGCCGTGTACTGGTATTCACATCAATGAAGGTCACTGGCATAAGCCACCTACTTGTAAAACAGGTTCACAATGATTTCGTTCGCCGCCACTGCTCCAGTATCGCTATCGGCGGCTCCCGTAGTGAGAGCCAGAGCAATGCCAGTCCCAAAAGCAATGCCGTGAGTGAACTCTACGTTAGCACCGCCACTGCCAGGAATGCAAATTGTCAGAACTGGAGTGTCGGTTCCCACTGTTGGAGCGGTGGCCTTGTTGTACAGCTTCAAATAGCGCGCGCTGGTGTTTGTATTGGAAAGATACCAGCCATACACCTGGCCGGCCGAACCCTTTACGGAAGTCGCATTAGTAGAAGCAGCCGAGATTGTCCGGCTGATTGTATGGCCGCCGGATGTCTGTGCTGTCGGCACTATGCGGATACATCGGTCAAGCGTCATGCGCGCTATGCCAACGTCGCCTTCGTCAACGCTATCGGTGGATGTGTCATCAGCGAAAAAGCCCATGGCATACACTTTCGACGTGCCAGCCGTAAACGCGGCATCGTCGGAGAACACCGGATCGTCGATCAACTGAAGCGCCGCAAGTGCGCTGCCATCCACCTGGACCGCGAACGTCCCGGCGTTGGTGACGGCGTGCGAGCCGACCGTCACCGTGTTGCCCACATTGACGTGAAGTCTGCCGGACGAATCGCAAATCAGACCGCAATAATCTCCATTCGTGTCAGCCGTCTGTGCCGCTGTGTCGCTTCGCACAGCCAGTACAAAGACGCCAGTGTCTCCAGTGGAGTGTGCTGCATCCTCGGCCTTGCCAAGATGGCCAGCTGATGTTCCAGGGGTGACGCTTGTTCCTATGGCTGCGACCGTACTCACTGTGGTCACAGTGGCAATGTTCCAGGTTCCCGATTGGGTGACAGCATGAGAATCACATGCCACATAAAGACGGCCATTGGAGTCCACATTGATGGTGGCCCGATCGCCGTCAGCTGAAGTTCCACTGGTAGGAGAGTCACGCCGCACTGCCCCGGCCAGCGTCAACTTGTCGCCCGAAGAGTGCGCCGTGTCTTCGTCGTACTGCGTACCGCCGCCTACGGACAACTCCACTCCGCCGGAGTCGTAAAGTGTGACCTTGAGTTGGCGATTGGCCAACATGCCAATCACGCCGACATCGCCAGAGTCCACCGAGTCGGAAGTGACAAAGCCCATGATCGGCGTGCCACTTCCAGATGCTGCTGTAAATGCAGCATCGTCCGTTGCGCTGGTTCCTCCCGTGCCGCCTCCTGCCACTACATTGACTCGCAAATTGCCAGAGGAGTCCACCTGCAAGGGCGAATAGTCTCCATCAGTCCCAGCAATTGCCGCTCCAGAATCTTTTCGGACCACTAAGGCCATGACGCCTTTGTCGCCCGACGAGTGCGCTGCGTCCTCAGAGAGTACAATGTCGTCGATCAACTGGAGGGCTGTTAGCGCGCCGCCGGACTCCTGCACGGCAAACGTGCCGCCGTTGTCCACCGTGATTGAGCTGCCGCCATCGCTTACCGACACCGTGTTGCCGACATTGCACCACAGCCTCCCGGAAGCATCCACATTCAACGTGGAATAGTCTCCATCAGCACTGGAGCCAACTGCCGCAGCGTCGCGCCGGACGGCGAGGACCATGATGCCAATGTCGCCCGTAGAATGGCCGGTGTCTTCCGCAAAAGTGACATCTTCAATGTGCTGATCGTGAACGTACAACTCGCCGAGGGAGTTGACCTTGAGCGAAGCGTAATCGCCATCAGCGGAAACCAGGGAAGAGTTCGCATCATTGCGCACTGCCAAGGCCATTACGCCCTTGTCGCCAGAAGAATGCGCTGCATCTTCGACAAGAACAATGTCATCAATCGTTTGAAGTGAAGCAACGGCCGGATCGTCGCTGGCCAATGTCGTGCGCAGCACGCCAGCTGCGACTGCACCGGCGCCACCGACAAGGACAGTAGTTCCGATGTGCAAATTGACCGGCACGCCAGCGGTTCCAGTCACCAGCGTCTTGGAGCCGCCATCCGAGCCTGTCACAAGCTGGACCAGCTGGTACTTGACACCGCCCACGTCATCCGCGGCAACAGTGTCGCCTCCACTGCCAGCATTTAGAACTACATTGTCAGCCATTCTTTTTTCCCTACACTCTTGCTACCAATCCATCGATCCCAAATCCCAAGCCATCAACAGCGCTTACCGGTGCCAACTCTGAACAGATACAGACCGGGCGCCAAGGGTAAGCATACACTCCCGCAGGAAACTGAGCAGTTCCTGTCGGTCGATACACAAACACGGCGGTTGGATTGTCAGGCACGCCGAGGTAAAGATTCCATTCCCACTGGTCGTGAAGCTGCTGATTCGTCAGACCTGCCGGCGGACCACTTCCTACGCCTGGAGGCGGCAGCGACTTCGGGACGTAACTTGCCCGCTGCTCGCGGTAGTAGACTCGGAAATCGTCCCCTGTAACTCCATTGTGCTGGTAAGCGTAGAGTTGATCCGGCACGAGCACGTTCGGGTCATACTGAAACTGACCGTCCATGCAAACCGCACGAATACGAGTTGGCGTCGGGCCGTATCGCACATTGCGAAGAACCACGGTGCGCGGCACGTGAAACGCCATCACGCCAGAGCCAGCTATCGGAGTGAACCAGTTCACTCCTACTTCTGGTCCGTACAGCTCGGCATTCTCCACCGTGAACGAACTGGCAACGAATCGCGCCGGCTCCGGATCGGGAATGGTCAGGTCAACAAAATCGCGGCGTCCCACCGTGTTGGGAATCGAGACACACGGACTGTGTCCGACTAAGCGCAAATTGCGAACAATCTGGTTGTGCGTCGAATAGTCGCCAAAGTCCCAGCCGTGCGCCGGATTGTGGCTTAGATTCGTTTCCGCAATCACGCCGTCATACTCTGCATTCTCGTTCTGGTAGCCGTTGTAGACGCCTGCTCCGCCAGCTATTCGCAGACTCGACAATCTGCCGAGATTCGCAGTTTCCCACGGAACGTGAATCTGCCCACACATGACTGCAAAAACTTCTCTGAGTTCCTGTATCGGCACGTTGCCGCCGCCGATATGCTCAACAGCAGCGAACGTGCAGTTGCGCGCTTCAATAAAGCGGACAAGATTTTCACGCGACCAGAACTGGTAGCCGCTGCCGCCATTCCATTCGCGAGGCTGCCCGCTTCCCACTACGCAAATGGCGTAACACAATTCCAGGATATTGTCCCGCGCATCAACATCCTCGAATACAAACGCAGAGCCTGACCAATTGAAAGCAACGACATTGGTTACTTCAAACCCTTCGGACGCATGGATAGTAACTGGCCAGGTCACGCCATCCGCGCCTCGCGGCCCGTCGTCCCAGACGGAAATATTGTCAAGAATCCTGCTCTTGTTTTCTTGCGTATATGGTCCGCAATGGTGGATATGCAGCGCGTAGCGCCCAGCCCGATTCGTCACCTCGTCGCGTGCCCACATCTTGGTGCGGCCAAGATTGCGAAGCTCCGCGCCTTGAACATCGACATCAACATCGTGGCCAACAATCATCACATGGCCGCGCTTTAGACGCGATTCGCTTTCCAGGACCACCGGGTGCGACAGCATCACCACTGTGCAAGGCTGGCCCATGACCGCATGATGACTGAATTGCAGCGGAGATTGCAGATAAACTACATTGCCGCCCAAGCCCGCAATCGTTGCAACCTCCACGCCATTTGTTAAGTCGCCATCCCATGCCTGTTCAGATGGCTGCGGCGAGCCAGAGATACCAATTTTGTCCCCAACCTGCCAATTGACCGGATCGCGTTCCAGTGTTAGAGAAGAACCACCGACAATTGCAGGCAATCCCAGGGGGATCGACGAGTCTTTTATGGCGCATTCCGTTTCCCATTTGCCAAGCGACACAAATCCCACAGTAATCTGGTCTTCGTCCCAGGGGTCAACTGCAAGGATTTTTAGCTTGGCTATCGCCCCTTGGTTGTAGCAGCCGCGATTCAACAGGTACGCCGTCTGAAGAGTGGAAAGCAAAAATGGATGATGCTTCAGTTCAGCACCCGGCTCGATCTCTACCGACAAAACTCGATTCGTAATCCCTTCGACAGTCACCACATGCTGTGCTGCAATGCGCACCTTCTCATTGGTGCCAGGAGAACCAGGAGGAGACCAAATGTTTGGATTTCCCCAATCGCCACTTTGCACACTCACCTTGTCCACAACAGCAAATCGCGGAATCCGCGTGTGGCCCAGGTCAATGTAATCACTGGCCGGATCGGGTGGAGGCGGGTTCGGCGGGTGGACATGCTCCACATGGACATGGATGGCATCCGAAGCAACTAGCCGTGTCGCCGATGAGTCCTGCACGGTCAACAACGCGGTGTAATCTCCATTCTGGTAACTGTGCGATGCCAATGCGCCAAACTGCCCGTCGCCATAGTCGAAGAACAGCGTATACGGCGGCGTGCCACCAGCAATTACAGGCGCGAACGTGACGACATGCTCCGAGCTGGAAATGTCCGCCCCCAAATCCACCGACAGAGAGCCAGGCTGTGGAGGCGGAGGAGGATCGCCCATCTTTTCAATGGTGATCCGGTATCTTCCCACTTCCGTTGCGTCGAAGAAAAATTCGCCCATTACAATCTCCTCCACTAGCTACGTGCCTAGTTGCAAATCATGCTGCGAACAGCGGCAAATAGCGCCATGTTTCCAAGCAAAACCAGCAAGAAAAACAGCCAGTCCATCTGTGTCGATCTCATGGCATGGCAAACAGCCAGGAAAAACGAAGCCATTGTCGCAACGAGAAAAAACAACAGCGAAAAAGTCACTGCCAATTTCATGAAAAATCCCTTTACTCTTTGACCCAATGTGGCTTGATTTTCTTGCGGACCTTGTGCCTCACCTCTTGGCGATCCTCTTCCAAAAGGGCAGGATTCTTTGCCGTCTCTTCAGCTACCACCCGGTCAATGATATGCTCGGCCACGCCAACCTCCTGTGGAGGCTCCGGCAATGGAACCGGCTTTACATTGACTATGCCTTCGCACGCCCAGCCACGCGACTGGACCACCCTCTGAACATCGGAACGATCAGACACCCATGCTTCTGGATCGCCAGGAAACCTCGCCAGCCCGGACAGGTAGCGCTTGCCAGTGACGTTGACATTGGCTGCTTCAGCAGCTTTCTTGTAGGCGTCCCCAACGTGTGGAGTCTTTTCAAACTGGTTCCACTTGCCACGCCAGAACTCGCGATCGCTCCGGGAAGACGGGGGGCTTTGCAAAGCCAGCATCTCTGCCAGCCGATCCGAAACACCATCGGCAAGCATGGCTTCGTAAGCCGCCTGGATTTCTGGGTCAGGACTAATCATTTCCGGCATCGGGCTTTGTCCTTTTTCCGTAAAACATGCCCACCAACTCCGGGTGGGTGTTCGATGGGGACAGTTCAGCAAAGAACCCATTGGATTCCAAAAGAGTACGCACGTCCGCTTCGGTTCTACTGCCCAATCCATCCACTTTCATTTCCAAATGGTACTCGCCTACGATCTCCTCGACCCGGTTAAGCAATCGACTGCTGTACAAAATTGGAAATTCTGATCCCTCACAATCCAACTTCAAAAGCCGCACTCTGGGGTGCATCTTCAAAATGTCATCTAGGCCAATTTGGTCCACGCTGCGACCATTGCCTAAAGGAGTAATGTGATGCTGGGCCGTCCAGGGGCGGCAGTCACGCAGACGAATCTGCTCCTTGGTTCCAGACTTCCACACCGCCATTGGCACAACAATCGATCTCTTCTTGTAAGACTTCAAATTCTCGCGAAGCAGCCGGACATTTTCCGGGTGAGGCTCGCAAGAGTACACCAGGGCGGCGCCACGATTCAAGCAAGCCACAGAGAACGAACCAATGTGAGCGCCCACGTCTATCACCACATCCTTGTCGCCAAACTTCTCTGGAAGACGGTAGGAGTTTTCCACAAACACTTCCTTGACTACCAAGTCTTCTTGCAACGATCCTCCTGTGCGAATACCAAATGGCTGAACCAAGACCATCTCCTACATTGCTTGGGGCGGCGCGCCTTGATTCATCGGAATCGTCGCCCCCTCCGGCGCAACCGGGGGAGGGGGAAGCGGCGGCGAAATTAGCAACGGATCAGCATCCATGTCCATCGCCTTGGCCCATTTGCGAATGAGCGCATTGACTGGGGAGACGTTTCCCGAAGACATGGAATACTGAAACAGAGGCTGGAACAGCATCTGCATTGCATTGTTGGCGTCCTCGCTCTCCTTGGCCCGATTGGGCTTTCTGGCGCTGCCTGCCTCGATGCGATATTCCAATTGGTGAATGATCTTCTCTGGCTCCGCCGACTCGACCAGATGACTCCACCAGAAAGAACCCTCTGGACCCAGGACATCTTCCACATCGTAGGCCTTCAAATGCCAGCGAGCGGCCAACGCCTCGTTGCGTGCCGCCTGGGTCATCGACACTTCAGTCTTCTGCGCCATATCGTCAGGTCGAATTTGAATCTGGTCGCTTTTCAACTGCGCCTCGGATGCCGAGCGCATCTGCCGGCTCGACATGCCATAGACCAACTCGGACAGGCCGACACGCTTGTCGAACAACTCCATCACTGCTTCCAGCACATTGTAAATTTCACCATTGAAGGCGGGGTGCTGGAGGAACTGGACCACCTCGCTGACCGTGCCGTGCGACCTTTCAATTTCAATGAGCGTATAGTCCTGGCCGTGCGTAATGGCGTTCTTGATCTCTTCGCCTGCCGACTTGGCAACGGCGATAAAATCGCGACTTGAGACGCGAATCTTGCTGGTCAAAAAGGAGAACACCCAGTTGATGAACATCAATTCCCCCATGCCCGGCTTGATGTGGCTGATGGGCCAAACTTGCCGCGGCTTGGAATGGAAACGCAGTTCACAGAAGGGCCAACCTCCTTCGGCCCAATGCGGGCTAGGCCAATTTGCTCGCGCCATCACCTCCTGGTCAGAAGTCGCCGCTTCTAAAAACTCAGGAGGCAAGTTGAGCGGATACGGCTGTTCTTCACAGATCACCAAGTAGCAATAGTCGCCAAAAAGCTCCATCATTGCCTTGGTGGTTTCGTCCAGCTTTAGCCCGCTCATGCGCCCACCGATGCCCATCTTGGAATAGATTTTCCAGTAGACGAGCAAATCATTAGTCATGCCGCGCTTGCGGTGGTAGTCGCCATCGCCATGAGAATCAACCTCGGCCGCTCGACCAATGGACTCTACCGAGCCGCGAATCGAGCCGGGGCGCAATCCGTATTCCCGTTCCACTTCCCAAACCGGGTGGACGCAGCGGCGCGCGACCCACTGAGCATCCTGGAGTGATTCGGCGTCTGGATCGATCACCAGATTGTCTACGGTGTCGAAGAAGGAGCCGACCATCTTTCTGCTGCTGCCGCGCGGCATGTACACTTCTGTCCAGAGCGTGCCCATCCCCTTGATGAGCGCCTCGGTAATCATTGCTCGCGCATGATCCTGAAGGTTGAGCGCCGTAGGAGTGTAGTTCAAATAATGCTCCAGCAGGCCGGCGCGAGCCTGGTCGATCCAGCGCCCCTGCTCCGACTGCTGAATGAGAAGCATCGACTGCTGCTGCACCTCTGGCGGCAGCATCATGAAGAATTCCTGCGGCAGAACCGGAGGCCGGCGGGCGTTCACCTGGCGGATCGGGTTGCGGTGGTAAAGCGCCGGCCCGAACAGCTGCACCACTTCGCTTACCTTGTTGACAGTCATGCAAAAGGATGGACGCGGAACATCCTCCTCGTCTCCGTCGAAGGAGAAGCTGCCCCCTTCGCGCAGCGCCTTGCCGCCGTACAAAAACTTGTACGGACCATCAAAGAAGGCCATCGCCTCATCGGCGTCGCGCTGGAAGTGGTCGCGCTTGTAATTCACCGCAGCGCGAATCTTTTCACGCCACTGGTTTACCACAGGCTTTAGTGGATGCTCCATCGGGCTATTCCGCCTTTACTTCAACCGTCTCTACGTCGTCCGGGTTTGGACGAATATCTCCAAACAGCTGGCGTTCCATGTGTTCTACACGCGCCAGCAGATTGGTAATGCAGCGGACCATTGACAGATGCAAGGGAGTAAAATCCCATGCTCCGCTTTCACGCAGCTCTTCCCTTCGACAGCGCGGATTGGTCAGGTGCCGCACTCCATCCCGAATGCGCATGTTGTAGCTGGCGCAATCGAAGATGTTCACGCAGCACGAATCAATCCCCACGCGCGTCACCATTGCAGGAAGAGGATCCTGGTTGGGATCGCCATCGGCGTACCAATTGACCAGCATCCCCACTTGCAAATCCTTTTCGCACTCCTCGTAGATTTCAGGCATTCGCGTATTTCTCCCGATTTTTCAGACAGTATCCTCTCCAGGAATCCTCGACACCGGACCAGTCCTCCAGGTCTTCCTCTTCCATTTGGGCCAAGAAAGACATATGCCTGGCAACTGCTCCCCAACTCAAGCGATCACGTTCGCTCAACTGGTCAAAATACCCTGTTCCCGCCGTGTAGAAGCCATGCAATGATTTGGCAATCTCCATAAAGGGCGTTCCGTCTTGCAAGCCATCATCGAAGTAGCCTAGCCCCTTGGCAGACACGACCAGCCAACGATCTTGCTCGGCGGATTCCAATGCGTCCCATTCCTGAATTTCCACCTCGCCTTCCAGGGCATTCTTGAAGGCGCGATAGCACGAAGGCGCCATGTCGTACACAGACACTTGCGCATTGTTTGCCATTCTCACGACTGACCTCCCGGTCCAAGATTGATGTACTTTCTCCCGCCGCCATGCATGGCGCGATCACGCTCCAATTTTCTCTTGTAAGCCGCGGCGGCGCCAGTCAGCTTAGCGGCGCCACTCTTGGCCTTTACCCAACATGGCCGGTGCATGGCCAGGTAGCGCAAGTTGGCCATCTGGTGAACTCGTCCTCGGCTCACTGGCTCGTCAGTTGGCATTCCCGTCTGCGGATCGCGTTTGTACCAGTAGCGTTCGATCTCATAAACCATGTTCCTGGCTTTGCCATCCAGGTAGCGCAACTTGGGCGTGCCGTCCATGCGCACGCTCAGCCAATCACGCACCGCTTCCACTCCGGCGCGAACATCGGTGCAGCCCCAAACAAAGCCGCTGCCGGTAGCATGACTGGATACATTGTTACGCTTGAGCGCTTCAGCGTACTGCGCCTCTACGCTGCGACCGCTGCCAGTCTCCACTGAACGCGAACCCATATGGTCGATCAAGAAGGCATGAAAGTTCTGCCCCATCGCTTTTTGCCGCATCTCCTGACCAAAAATCTCTGCGGAGCAATTTGGCAGATAGAGTTCGTCGTAGATGTACACATGGTCGTCCTGGTCGGGAGGCGGCACAGCCAAGAACAAGACGGCGCAAATCTGCCGGCCGGGGTCAATGGAGGCGTAGCGCGTCCAATCGTAAGGGATTTGGAACCACTTGCACGAATGCGTGGTGAGGGAAAACTCTGGGAAAACTCGAAAGCCGTGCAGAGCAAATTCGCCCTCTACACGCACTTTGCGATCAGCATCGCTGAGCCTGGCTGCCAAAGCCGCTTTCTGCTCGGCGCTAATGTGTGGGTTGAAGTCCAATCGCAAAACAAATTCCTGAATCGTGCGCGTCTTGACATTGTCCATCTCCTCCTTTTCAGCACGCTCGTGGAGATCGTACAGCTGCTCCGTTCCTGCCTGGGGCGTGGCACTCCAAATGAATCGCCCCGATCGATCCACCAAGCGGGCGCTTACTTCGGGATACCACTGCGGATCGACAATTTCCTCGTCGAACCAGCCCAGATCAGCCGTCATGCCCTGGGGCGGCTTGCCCAGCGAGCTGAAAAAGAGAATCTCCCAACCAGTAAAAAGTCGAACTACCGAAGGGATGTTCTCTCGCTTGGACTCCCAACCAACTTCGTTCCAGCGCACCAGCCGAGGAGGAATCAATGGCGGCGCCGGCTTGCGCTCGCGTGCGCGCTCTAGATCCAGACTCTCCCATGGTCTGTAAGCGCGCCATTCTCCGGTATCCAGGTCGCGGATAATGTCAAAGGCGCCAGCGCGAAATAGTTTGTCCCAGATGACATTGCCCAGATGCTTGCCGTCCTTGCCAACCACCAGCACTTTTCCGGCGGGAGGATACTTGCCAAAAGGATCGGAATTTGTCACCGCTCGCGCGACTTCCACTGCGGCGCACAAAGTCTTGCCGGCACGGTTGCTGCCACGAGCCAGCCGCTCTGGAGCCTTGCTGGCATGGAAAAGATTCTGGACGGGCAAAGGCTCGTACAAGCGCAAGCCCTCGAAGCGGCGCTTGGTATATTCCAACAAGGCAGCGCGCAACTTGGCGGCGCGATGGAGCGATTCCATCACTCCCGGCTTAGGAGCGGAGGGAATGGTAATGCCTGCCATCTTCTGCTCAGCGAACGTCTTCCGCTTTTGCGCCATCCCTCTCTCCATCATGAGCCTGCATCATCGACTGCAACATTGAGTCCAGGTCTTCATCCGTCAAAAGCCCCATGTCTTCCATGTCTGCGCCGTCTTCGGTGGAAGTTCTCCAGCAGCGCAAGAACAGGTCCATGATTCGACTGCGTGTTGCACTACCCGGCTCGGCAGAGCGGTAGTCCTCCAACAGCATTGCAGCAATTGCTGCCGGCCCGCCTGCCTGAATAATGAATTGCTCCGTCAATTCCGCCATCTGCGGCAAACCCTTGACGCCATCCGACGAATGCTGCCCCCTCAGCTTGTAGGAATCCATCCTCTTTCGCGCCATCTCCCCTCCCGATGCGTCACGATTACCACGTCCAAAATTGCAGGAATCTCGTTTTCCTTTTCCAATACGTACAAGTGGCTTGGTCTAGCATGGCGAGAGCCGCAAGAGCGGCACACTCTCACCTCGGAATGAATCACAGCAACAGCAGCTTTTCCCTCATGCAGCAATGAGAAAATCACTCCCAGTTCTCCCGGCATGGCTCCACAGCATCTATTGAAGTCCCACCTCACTGCACGGCGGCATGAAGCGGCATGGATCGCTTCTGGCGATACTCCTGTTCCGCTTGCGCCATTTTGTCTAACTTCTCCATTAGTTCGGCGCGGGCCGTTCCTCGAAGTCGTTCGCTTGTTATCCACAGCGCCGTCGCCCTCCGGTAGTCTTCCCAGTCCCCAGCGTTCATCGCCCCTTCCGCCCGTGCCAAATCCAAGAAGCTATTTACCATCCGATCGCGCGCCGCCCCTTCGCCCGGCATCATGTCGATCCAGGGCGTAATCAAAAACTTGCTGGGCCACACCGTGCAATGGTCGTCCCACCAGCGTTCCGCAGCCCGGCGCACTTCGGGGCAGTCGGAAAATGCTGCCATAGATGCTGCGGCGGCAAAGTGATCGGAACCAGAAACAACCCCATAAGCCAACCGCCTCACTTCGTAAGACGGGCTTCCCATTGCCCCCGCCCACAGCAAACTGAGCAAAAGCCAGTTTGACACGAACCCTCCTGGAAACTCCAGGAACTCCGCTCACCTTCAGCAATTGCTCCCACTGAATCGAACGGAGCCAGAAAACACCGGCGCAGCCCCCCTGGCGCCGGCCAAAAACGAAAAAGCAGAAGCGTTGCTGGCAAAATCATGGCGATTCATTTGCGATCCAGCAGGAACTCCCACCACGATGGAACCAGGCGCAGCTTCGGCAAACGAACTAGTGCGATAGTGCAAGCAGCGTGCTGGCATCGCCTTGGCCTTGGCCACGCTGAAACTACCAACCCACACCACCAGAGGACGATTCTCTTTCATCGCCTTAGCGTAGAGCACCTCGTAATCCTGGACGCAAGCGCAAAATTCACCACATTCGCAAGGCGACCCCTGGATACACGGACACGAGGCAACAGGAGGCGCCTGTGGGGCGCTGGGCGCCTGCGGCGAGGCCAACGCCAAGGCGCCGAAAGCGACGAACAGCAAGGACAGAAGGTTTTTCATTTGTCGTCCTTTCGGCGCAAGAAGCGCTCGATGATGAACAACATAATGGGGATAATGACTCCCCAGGGAATGTCTTTGGGATCGGGAACTGGCGCCGCATCACCTACGGCGCCTAGGAAATTCTTTTCCAACAAAGCAGCAGCCTGTTCGTTTTGTCCACCGTCATAGGAGCCGACCACCAGAGGGTGAACGTCCCACTTGCTCAGGCCGTAGCCGGCAGTATGCCAGGCCGCGTGAGCAGCCTCTTTCAATTCCACCTCCTTGTTGCGAAGGAAGTCTACGATCAGACTAATCATCTCCGAGGTGGGCATGTCGTGCGGATAAGGGTACAGCATGATCTCTCCTATTCGATGGATGCGGTTGATTGACGCGGCGCTGTAGCTCCATTGGGAACAGCACGCGAGCCGGACAGGATTCCCATGCCAGCATCGCTCCAGCCATCTCCCCAGGAATTCCAAATTCTGATGGACGTTCCGGCCGTAACCGGATCGCTGAAGCCCCAGGCCAGTTCAAAGTCCTGAAGGCTTGGCTTTTTTCCGCTTTCGCTGCGATACCTTTCGCGCTCCCGGGATCCATCCACCAAGTCAACGGCGCAAACCGAGTGCCCCCACCAATTGAAGTCGGTAATGACCGGAATCCGACAAAGCAGACAAGTTGCCATCTGCTCAAAGGTCAAATTGCGATCATACTGCGGCTCATCGAGGTCCATCCAGCCTTCGGTGACGCGATGCAACTTGGCATTGGCTCGCATTTCCGGAGTGTCATTGGACCGGCTGGCGGACTTTTGCGGCCAGTATTTGCTGTCGGGCAAGCCGTGTTCTCGAATCCAATCCAGCCCCTGGGCGCCCCAGCCTCCTTCATCGCGATAGTTCTTGATAATGCAAGCGCCCATGTAGGCGCTCAAATCGGCATAAGGCATATTGTCGCGGGCGCGAAGCAAGAGCAGCGCCGAGCAGCCGGAGTGCATCCAGCAGTATCCTCTGCCATTTTGATCACGCGATGGGATTCGTTGGCCATCCCTGCCCACATCACGAAAGTCAGAAAGGCGACTTTTGGAGGCTTCCATCTCCTGGATCAACTTTGACCATTCCGAGCGCGGGATGATCGGCATGTCCACGCGCGTGCTGCCAGCGTAGCTGCCTACTGGAAATTGCTCGTACTGACGCGGCATCAAGCCGCGTGACTTGCTTTCTCCACCGATGACAGTCACGTCGGCGTGCTGGAACCAGTTGCCGTCATGGATATGGATCGTTACCATTGGCTACTCCAGGTGCTTCTTGAGCAGGGCAAGCGTCTCTTCCACGTCGGTTGGCAATGGTCCGTCGTAGACCGTTTTGCCATTGATGAACAGCCACGGCGCAGACTTCCTTGGCCGAGCCATTGCCTCTTTCCATTCCTTGGATTCAGCGCTTACATCGGTGTCTTTGTCCCAAATGCGCCACGCCTTTACTTTGCCATCCTGAGCACATTTCTGATTCAAGTAGTCGCGCACCCGGACGCTGAAAAGAACCAGCCTCTGAGCATCGCTCATCTTGGCCAGTTCTGCTGTTTCATAGACCACCAGAACCCGCACACCGCCAGGTGCCGGTGGAGGCGTTGGCGGGTCTGGTGGATTGGGCCAAGGGTCGGGAGGCGCATCGCCAACCAAAAGAATGGTTGCTGCCACAGCTGGCTTGTTAGCCGCTGGCGCAGCAATGGCAACGACCCGATAGCGACCCGGCTTAGGCGCAACGCACACAGCAATGTGCGTGTAGGGCGGAGGAAAAGGAATGAAGTCAATGTCAGCGCCGCCAGCATCCCAGACAACAACAGCATTGGCGGGCACCTTGGCTTCGACGCGAAATAGCCGCCCGGGCCGCGCCTTGATTTCAGCAGGCAGATCAATCTGTCCCCACAGCGGCGCGGTCCAAAGGAAAAGCGCCACCAATGCCAACGCCTTTTTCACACAGCCTCCAATCGGGCGTTCAACTTTCGCAGCCTTCGATCGGACTGCACAAATTCCCAGGTCAACTTTGGATCGCTCCCTCGCAAAATGGCATCCACGACCGCCTCGGCCAGGTCTCTGGGAGAACAACGACCGGCAAAAGAAAAATGGTCAACAGCGCCCATTTCGTCATTATCACAATTGCTGTTGCTACTGTTGACAATCCGCGGCTGAGCGCGGCGCAAATCGCTGAGCCGATCAGGGTGGAGAAGAAGACTTCGCTGAGTTTCGAGCGATAGCTTGCAAGCGCGGCGCAGAAGCAAAGGCTCGGAAACAAGCTCAACAACCAGTTCGGGAAGCACTTCTCCAGAAGCAATGCGCCGCAGCATCTTGGCAAACTTGGCTTCAATTTTCGGTGCTTCCTTGCGGCTCTCTAGTTCGACATAGGCGGCTGCTGCTTGAACTAGTCCTTCCACTGAAAGTCGCAATCCTTTTTCCAAAATGACCAGGAGGTCAGCACTGCTGGATTCCTTGAACGATCGAACAATTCCTGCCACGTCCACCATTTCGATCACGATGAAGCCTCCAGAATTTTCCCCAAGCAGAACAAAAACGCAGTCCGGTTTTTCAAGTGTCGAGAACGCCTAGAGTAAAAGCTGCTGGCGCAGCTACGACTGCAAACTCGATGATCGCTGCGGCGTCTGATAAATTCCACGCCGCAATTCGGGCAAGCTACTGGTATGACAATAGCTTCCTCTTTTCGCTTCTTTCGCCTTCTTCTCTCCGCGTCTGCATGGCGACATTTGTAAGAGCAGTATTTCTTGCCAACTCGAATTGCCAGAAACCTCTTGCCACAACGCTGGCAAAAACCGATCAGACTGTCCAGGGGCACAAATTCTTCTCCTCCTTGGTAAAAGATTCGTAGCGTTCACACATATCGGATCAAGAAGACAAGTTGGAAACACCACCACACAAAACGCACTTGTACCACTGGATTCCCTTGGACTTGCTTTTCCTCATCCAAACATGGCACTTGCGATCCAGCGGCTCTTTCTGCTCCACTGTCTGGAACAGCTTCCCTTTCATCGCTGCCCTTTCCTTACTCCTTTTTTGGCTCTGCCCTCTCCACCTTTTCCAAAATCTTCAACATGATCCTTTGGTTTTCGTTCATGACGCGCTGTTGCTCGGCGAACATTTTTTGCGTGTTAGCACTAATTTCCTTGGCGCCTTCTATGGCGATGGCGATCTTCTCCCCGGTTCTGGCGTCGGACTCCCTCAAAGAGCGAAGTTCATCTCGAAACACTTGCCGCTCCGCCCGAAGTTCCTCGTGAAATTTTTCCTGGATGGAAGGAATCTGGTGCATAACCAGGAAGCTGAACAAGAAAGTCATGACAGCAGCAATTCCCAAATTAGCCGCAGTCTTCCAGGCACCTTCCAAGCCAAGAAACTTGGAATGTTCATCCCCTGCCTTGGCCTCGGCCATTCTTCTTATCTCCCATTGGCACCAAGGGAAGGAACAGGAATCCCTTCTTCGCCAAGAATAATCAGTCGATCATTTTTCAAGTCCTGGTTGCGCAGCACGGCGGCGCGGTAGTTCTCGCCGATCTGATGAATGGACAATGGCCTTGGTTTGCCAACGCACTTTGGCTTCCAGTGCCCGGCCCAGGAATCCCAATTAACAAACACGGGGTTGTAACCCTTAGCTTCGAGACAATGCAACACAATGTCGCGCGTATTGGTCACGTCTTCCGTGCTGGCCTTTTGGCGCTGGTACTTGTCCGACCATTCGTAGTAGAAGTAGGGCGGATCCAGCAAATCAAAAATCCGCATGTCGTAAGCGATCAGTCCTGTGGGCAGGGCGGCAACCGCCTCAAAGCCGGAGCGCTGGGCTGCTTCTTCCCTGGAGAATCCTTCCACGCGCAGGTCTTGATTGGGATTGTCGCTTTGCCAATTGGCAAAGCGAAAAACGTAGACGTTTTCGCAAGGAGGCGGACCACAGTAGGGCGCGCCCACGGCGGTAAGCAGTCCTCGCGAAAAACGCTGATAGATGAAATCGAAAGTGGTTGGCCACCACTCCTTGGCTTGATGATCGCCCTGGATCAGCTCCCAATCGGGATACTGATCAGAATCGACCATGACGAGCAGGTCAGCGCCGGCTTGCTGCGCCTTCCACACAGCATCGTTGCGCGTCATAGTGATGGGCGTGTCGGAGAAGTCCTTGTCCATGATGTTCTCGACACGCGCATCTTCCTTGCATTGCAGAAGTGTGCGAGCAAACCAGGAACGCAGTGAAGGGTGTTCGCAGGAAACACCGCCATTTCCTGCGTAGCTGAAGAAGGCGAAGAAGACGTTGAGCTTGGCTGGGGTCATGCCTATGCTCCTCGTTTAACTGGAATGTCAAGGACCAGGAAAGCGGCTGGACTATAAACCAATCCAACCGCTCCCCTGGAGCTTTCTACCAGCGGCGGAACATGTCGATCAAAAGATCGGCGTTGGTGTTTGCAGTAGTCTTAGCGCTGAGCGCCGTGCCGATCCTGTTCTGAACTTGGTTGGCCAGGAGCGCCGTGGCACCGGTCAGGTCTTGCGGCCCAACCCGGCCAGCCGTGGTTGCCTGGCTGGTTGCGGCAGTGAGCGCCACGACCACATCGCCCACGGAGAAGACGTTGTCGGCATCGCCAGCAATGTCGGTCAGTGTGCGCGTCGGTCCTTCGATCACGATGTAAAACAGATCGTTGGCTGGCACTCCCGCGGAAGGAAGCCACTCATCCACCACGCCGGCAAAGTCGGCTGCGGTGGTCGTGGTGTAGCCATCCACCTGGCCAACGCGATCGTTGCCGGCGGTGTTCTTGAAGCGAACCACGCGCTTGGGCAGGAGTGCGATTCCAGAAGCATTGCGGACGATGCGGCAGCGCACTTTGCGATTGGTGCGCTGCGCCTTGGCGCCCACCGAGGAGTAGTCGATGTCCTCGAACTCCCACTCGGTTCCTTCCAGCTGGGGGCCACCCAGGTTGCTGGAGTCGATCGTTCGCCCGTCGTTCCAGGTGGTGCCGCGCTGGAACGGGGGGTTTTCCGTGTGAGCCATATGTTCCTCTTTCCGCCTTGGGCGGAGAAAGGGTGAAGGTGTCGCCCCGGTTCAGAGCGGGTTGCCTAGGTGATATTGTCCCACTTGACCATGTAGCGGGGATTGCACGCCAAGTTGCCGTAGAAATCGATGGAGAAGCGGTACGACTGGCTGGCAATGTCCAGGTCCGGGCCGGTTGGCACGAACAATTGCGGCTGCAAGGAGCGCAGCTCCATGTGCTTGGTGCAGAAGCCGTAGCCGATGGTGTCGCCGACGCCGTACTCGTAGCTCACATCCACGCCGTCGAAGTTGGTCACGTCATCGAAGCCCAGATTGTACAGGCTTCCTTTGCGATCATTGCGCATGACGTGGATCGACTCTTCGGCTTGCAACTTGTCCATGAATTGCCGGTACAGTTCGTCGTTCAAGAGAATGAGGTCAAGCATCCCCTTTTTGGACTTGTTCTTCTTGCCCTTGATGATGCCGTAGCGAAGGGCTTCCAAACAGGTGTTAGGCCACGTCTTGGTAGATGCCGACCAGGCAGTGTCGGTGTAGTCCACGATCAAGGGGGACCAGAAATCATAGTGGCTGTCGCCGGTTCCGGTCGGCCAGGAGCCAGACCAGGCGCCGCCGTAGTTGCCAAGGTCAGTGAGCAAGCCGGCGTAAGTGTCGGAAGGAGTGCCGATGAAGCCGCCAGAGGCTGCGCCAGAAGTGCCGAAGAACGACTCCACGCCGTGAATTCGCTTGGAATTGCCGGTGCCATTGCCGTCGATGTAGAACTCATCACCGAACTGGTCATCCATGTCGTCGGCGAGATTGGCAGCCATCTGGGAGTAGAACTTGATGATGGCCTCGGCGCCCTTGTTGACTAGCGTTTCTCGCTTGGTCGCCGAATCGGTGGCTGCATAGCCTCGCCATTCGAGCTGGGCAGTCTTCCAGCGGTTAACACGGCTGAAAGTCAGCGTGTCATTGTCGGCAAAGCCCTGCATGGCAGCACGCTTGTAGCGCACCTTCCAATCCATGAACTCGCCGGAGTGGTTGAAGGTGATGCTGCCCATTTCCTTCATCTTGGCGAGCAGCTTGCGATTGCGGAGGATGTTAACCTCCTCCTCGCGAAAATACTTCTGAGTGGTGGTATTAACCACCCGCGCCCAATCGGGAACCGGCATTGCCGCCCCTCCTCGTGGACTTTAAGCTGGCGGGCTAGACGCCTACCGGCTGAAAGTCCCTGTCCGTGATGCCCGCCTCCCGGAAGCCCTGCCGGAGCATGTCCGCTAAAGAGGATCGGGTCGTAGTTTGCGAGACGCCATTCTGAACGCTCGCCGCAACCTGGGGATGACTGGCAGCCCCCGCTGCGTGCTTCTGAATAAATTGCTGCTTTTGCTGCTCACCTTGGCTGCCAGCCTGAAGCTGATTCAGCTTGGCCAATGCTACGTCGCGCTCCAGCATCCGGGTGGCATAATCCTGCTGCACTTGCACGTCGTACATGCCGCGCTGCTGAGCTTCCAAGACGTAGCGGGTAAAAAGCTGGCCGTGCTGCGTAAGGGCGGGAACTTGCCGGCCGTCCTGCGTGGTGGTGTAGAGCAGCCTTCCCTCGCTATCACGCTGGTGCAGCCATGAAGAATTGCGCTGGACAAAATCACTGGCCAGGCTGGTTTCACGCTGCTGCTGAAAACCAGACTGGAGAATCTCCTGAGCCGCCTCCCTCGCCAAGGCGCGAACCGGCTCCTCGAAGAACTTGAAAGGGTTCTCCATGAGCCGCTCAGCCTGCTGACGACGGAAGTTCTGGTATGCCAAGAACTTAGGCAAAACCGATGGGTCAGCGCCCGGTCGGATGGTCAATTCCCCCTGCTCATTGCGCTGGATCATGTCCGTCCAGGACTTGTCAAACTCCGGGGGGGACCAGTATTGCGACCACCAAGGCTTTTGCTGCTCCTGCTGCTGCCTAGAAGCCTCCGCTTGCTGCTGCTGGCGGAGAAACTCATTAAACCGATCGGCGTGTTGGAGGTAAACTTGCCCATATTGGGCCAGTTGATTGGCCTGCTGCGCTTGGCGATAGCCCAAAATCAACTGCTGCAAAGCAGCATGGTCGTCCACCCCTTCGGGCAGGTCCAAACCATAGATTTTCAGGGCTTCCCGGACGGGAGTGTAGCCGGGAACTGCTCCACCTGAGGGGACTGGGAAAGGCGGGGCGGCACCAGCAGCGTTGGCGGCCGCCGCTCCCGCCGTTTCCGTTCCGGCTTGGGTAGAAGATGCGACTTCCGACGCGGCGGAGGACGGAATGCTGGCCTCATCCACCGATGGCGCTGCATTGGAAACCTCCGCAGCTGTCTCGACACCATGCACGGCGCCATTACCAAGTTCTTCCGGCATAAAACACGCCCCAAGACGAGAATCAGACTGGCTTTGCGACTTCCAATTCACACATAAACAAATCACCTCCAGGCAATGCAATAGGAAACGCAATTCCCATTTGAACTTTTCCTAAAATTCCTTGGCCTAAAAGCAAAATTGTGCGGAATTACAGTGATTTTTGAGAAAAACCGATTCGATGATGGCGGAAGCTGGCAAACAGTGGGCACTGCTTGCAATCTGCACTCACATTGGCTGGCAATTCCGATTATTCCGATAGGATTCAGGGGTGGAAAAATCCCAGGAGGGGAACGTGACTACAGGTCCGCGGCAGATGGGGGCCTGGCCGGGTGCCATATTGGCACCCGGCGGCAGCAGTTGACGCATATTCACCACTCATACTGTACATATGTACACTGCACAAGGATACACTGACTGCTATATTGGCAGTCAGTGTATCCTTGTGCAGTGTACATATGTACATATATAGTGTACATTTATACACTATAGAATTGACGTAAGTCCTTACTGGGTAAGGGGTTACGTCGTACCCACCGCCCGTCCCATCCAATTAGTACCCGTCATTCCTTACTGGACACCTATATACTGTATATTAGAATAGTGTACATACATACATATATACTTCCTTTCACTATTGCGCACCTTCCTTGTCGCACATCCAAGATTCTTGAATTTGCTACAAGGTTCGTCGCAAATTCAAGAATCTTGAGTTTGCGACAAACCTTGTCGCAAATACTGTAATTCCGTTCATCAAAATATTTTCTAGAAAAACATTTGTTCACGTTGATTCGCCACCTTTTCCGTGATAGTATTCTTTCGAAGGCGAAAAAGGCGCGCTCTGCCATGCGGCGCGCCGCTCACATGAGGAGTGTTTCCGCATGTGGGAACGGCTCATGGCGCAAAGGGAATAATAATAATGAAAACGCAAGTCAATGGCGCAGCATCCGCAGTAGTGGAAGATGGCGATGTAGCGCAGGAAGTGAAGCTCTCGAAGGTGGTCGAGCTGACTGAGGATGTACGTATTCTCGCAGAGAAACTGTCGAAACTGAGCGGAAAAGAGCTTCTCCGGCGCATAGGCGGAGAAATGACGCGAGAGACGAAAACGAAAGTCGTATCTCGCGTCACGCAAGGTGTATACGCTCGGATATACCTGGACAAGTGCCTAGAGGCGGGTCAGACGGCCGACTCCGCCATCGCATATGCGAAGGAATACCTCCTCCTTCGAGCCGAGGGGCTAGCCGCGGCCGACTATAGCCTGGTCGGCTGCCTACAGCTTTATCACTGCATTTCGGAGTGTCTAAACACGGACCCGGCCGGAGTGATGGCGTCGAAAGCCATATGGTCTCGCGCCTCATACTCCGCTCTAGCAATGCTTGGCTCTTATTGGCGATCGGTCAGCGATGGGAAGTGCGTGCTAACACGCATTTCCCTAGACGACGCGAGGATTGCTTTCGACGCAATCACCCGCGAAGAAAGAAACTTGCGACCGAAACTATCCGACCTACGCACACTCCTCGATTCCGTCGATCCATTGAAAGCGAAGGAGGAGAAGGCGAAGGAGGCGAAGGAGGCGAAGGAGGAGGCGAAGGAGGAGGCGAAGGAGGAGGCGAAGGAGGAGGCGAAGGAGGAGGCGAAGGAGGAGGCGGAGGAGGCGAAGGAGGATAAGGAGAGAAAGACAGCGCCAACCCAAAAGCCAGTCGCGCAAACCGATCACGATTGGCGCGCCGACATGGTTTCGTGTCTTCTGCGCGCCGAAAGAGTGGAAGACATTTCCGATATGCTCGAGCCAATTTTCCGCACCGATAGGATGAAGGAGGCTATGATCAACATGGTTTACCGCATGGATATCGACCTAAGAATAATAGCGGCCGATCTAGAGAACCGATACATAGACGCGCGGCCCAAGGAAGCGTCCGAGCACCTCGCCGACCTACTTCGATTGCGCGAAGAAAGGCACGGAGACGCCGAGAATGTAATGGAGATGGCGCTTGACGCCTTCTCCGAGGCCAATTGCCTCAATGACACGATCGACCTGGACTAGAACCATCCTTCCCGGAAGCGCTCGGTGCTTCCGGGAAGGATTTTTTTTTGCGCCAACTAATAGTGTACATTTGTCCACATGGACATCCACCCACTGTACGCCAGGAGGGACTTTCTCAAGCCGCAAAATCCTGCCCGGACACTTTTTGTGGCGGCGGCTCGGCAGCGGTCGTGTTCGCATTCTGAAGGTGCTGTTGTAACTGCTCGGGCGTCAGCCGCAGCAATGCCCACCAATCCAGGGTTGACAGACGCAAGCCCTGGAGTTCATAGGGGGACTTCTTGCGACGATGCCCAGTCCGAAACGCTCGACAGTTCCAGTACAGCCGCTTCAAGTCCAATAACCCTTGTGTCATTTTCCGGTGACGCCCCTGTTGCATCCGCGCTACACTGTTGAGGCACTCCACCAAGCTCAACGCACGCCACACGCCACGTAGCGTTCCCAGTACCAACGCCGCTGCCTGCGACCCGGCCTCGCCCGACAGCGACAGCACCATCCCCGCAGCCAGGAGCACGCCGCGGAGCGCCGCCGCCGACACCGTCTTGCCCTGCACGGCCTCGGGCTGACGCCGCAAGCCTTCCACGCGCACCGCCGCCGCCACCAACTCCCGGGCCACCGGCAAGGACGGTAAGGTTCCCGTCATTGCAGCTGTTCACCCCTCATTTGTCCACGGCCACCCCCTGTTTTTCACCCCGTGTGAGAAAGTCCCAGCCAGGACAGGAATCCTCCCCGCGTTCTTGACAACGGCAGATGCAAGACTTGATTTTTTCTTGTTTTTTGTATACAATTACTGTGGATGGGAAAAGTTTTTCAGTTGCCGCTATCGCGGCACGGCTTTTCCCAGCCAACATGGGAGAAAGAAAATGGCCGCTAACAAGACCGTGTGCCCAGTGACCCGCAACCAATTCCTGTTGACCGCCAAGCCACTGATCCTGAAAATCGGAGACAAGGAATTCGTCGCCTTGGCCAAGGAATTTTCCACGGGATCACTCGGCTGGAATCTGAACGAAAAGATGGTGATTATGATCGACGGAGTGCCGACAAAGGTCCAGATCGGCATCAATCTCACCGTCGTAGGAAGCAAAGAGCTGCCCAAGTAGAGCCATGCGGCCGGGGGCGGGAGCGTGCGCTTGGTGCGCCGCCCCGCCCCTTTTCCATTTCCACACACAGGAGTAAGGCTATGGAAAAGAAAATCGTAGAAAAAATGAGAAAGAGCCAATTTCTCAACTTAGCATTCAAGCCAGGCAGGCCATTGGCAACGCCCATTGCCAAGCCTACCAAGGAAGCGCGGATCGTCGCCTGGCTAGTCCGGGGGAAGCAACTTGGAGTTGATGATGGTGATGTTCAGCCCCACTTGCACCTTGACGGCAACGTGGCCGATCATCACCAGTGACTTGCAGCTCATTCCCCAACCTAGACTGCCGCTCTTAGTTTGCTTCGGCATGGCTAGGAGCGGTACGCCTTCCACCTTCACCACCAAGGGCTGGGCTTGTGCCATAAAGTAGCTGCGCGTCACCGGACATGCTGTTTTACTAGGGAAGCTACCGCGACCCCTGCCTGGCGTCCCAAGCGGCACGGGCAAGGGCAGGCTCGACGACGGCAGGGCAGACGACGGCAGAGGCTCCATTTGCCTGCCCTCTTGCTCGTCTGCCATTTCGGGAGCCTCCGGC